TTCCAAGGGCGCTCTTGTAAGCTTATCTGAGCAAGAGTTAGTTGATTGTGCTGGATTCAAATATGGCAGCATGGGATGTAATGGTGGCCAAATGGACGGTGCGTTTAAATATGCCATTGATAATGGTATGTGTACTGAAAGTGCTTACCCTTACACTTCTGGTGTTACCAAGACTGCCGGTACTTGCCGATCATGCTCTGCGGTTGATCATTTCTCTAGTTGCTCGGATGTGAAGCCCAATGACCAGATTTCGTTGAAGGCAGCTGTTGCTCAACAACCTGTTGCTATTGCGATTGAGGCGGATACCGTGTATTTCCAATCGTATTCTTCAGGTGTTCTAACTAGTGCTAGCTGTGGCCAAAATTTAGACCATGGTGTTATTATTGTCGGTTATGGTACTGAGAATGGGATCAAATATTGGCTGGTTAAGAACTCTTGGTCGACTACTTGGGGAGACCAAGGATATGTCAAGATTGCTCGTTCTGAGAGCACAAATGATGCTGGAATTTGTGGGATCGGAATGCAACCAAGCTTCCCGAGTGTTTAAAATCCACCTTTTCAACCTTTCAAAAGGTTGATCCAAACTTTCAACCTTTTGAAAGTTTTGACTCCACCTTTTGAAAAAGGTGGAAATAAATACATTATATTATAAAAGCAATACTACTATTATAATATAAATGAGCAATCAATTCGACTTTAATATAGATAATTATTCAACAGAGGATCTTATTAGTTTTTTTAAACTGAACAATAATTACACAATAGATGATTTACATAAAAGGGAAAGGAACATGACATTAGAAATAATCGGTTCTAAAAGTAATCCTCAATACAAATTAGAGATCATTGAATTTATTAAAAAAGCCCAAGAACAATTAATAATACATAAAAATGATGAAAATAATAAAATATTAAGTGACAAAATAGAAACAAATGATATCGAAGAATATGATAATGTAGGCAAAATTCTGAATCCTTTATCAACATCTCATCAAACATTACAAAGACAGAAAATATCGTCAATATCATCCAATTCCTATAAGAATCATTTAGTAACTACAAATTATATATTTAATACAATCTTTAGAGATGATTTTTTTAATACACTTCCAAATAATTCTTCATTCACATTACCATTTACAATAAAAAATGTTACTGGTATATCTCTTTCTGGGGTTCAAGTGCCGAATGTTTCGAGCGCATTTTCAGATAGTAAAGGAACGAACGAGCTTTATATTGAGGAATATGTCACTAATATTGGTGCTATAGTTATTTTGCCTAGTGGTAACTATGAAATTTCAGATTTTGTTGTGGCTCTAGAAAAAGCTATTAATATACAATTGTTAGCATCTTGGCCTAATCGATTTCTTGTCACATATAATCCACATACAAATAGAATTACAATATCAAATACTACAAATGTATTCGGAATGAATATTATTGACAAGAATCCAGCCATTTTGACGTCATGTTTATACGAATTGGGTAAAAATACTAACTCCGATGAAAAGGATAATAAAAAAGGTATTAGACCTACTGATTTAGTAAATACAATGGGTTATTTAATGGGATATAGACATATCGAATATACTGGGCTCAAATCATATGAAACAGAATCTGTATTTAGCGACACTTTACAGGATTATTATTATTTCCAATTAAATGATTATACTGGATATCAGTTTCCAAATACAGTTGGTGTAATGCCTACTGGGTTTATTGGTGATAATATTATTGCGGTTTTACCAATTACTACACCCAAATTCATTTCTAGCTTTGATAATAATGCCAATTTTATATATAAAGCACGGAGATATGCTGCGCCTATTAATTTAAAAAAAATTTCAATTAAAATGTTAGGTCCACAGGGTGAATTAGTTGATGTAAAACATACTGATTTTTCATTTGTGCTAGAAATAAATGTGTTATATGATAATGTAATGCCGTTTCAAACATCTGATGTGACATTAATCTAAACTTAATATTATAAACTTAAAACCCTTAAAACTCAAAATCATATTCGATCATATTTTTAAGATCCATCTTCAAATAATTATATAAATTGTTTCTGATTCGCCCCACATTAACATCATGTGGCACGAATGTTATGTTCATTAACTTGATAATTGCTTTATTAAATTGCTCTGATATTTTATCATCTTCTTCTATTTGTGTCTTATTTGATAATTTCCATTTTGATAATTCAGACAACAGTTTGCTTTGTATTTTCTTAAATAACAACAATAATTCAGATTGATCTATTTGTGTCCAAACACTCTGTCCATCTGGCATCTTTTCACAAATATAAAATATATTTGGTTTCTGTGAAAAGCACTTGATCGGATTTATAAAATCCGGCTTATTGGTAAAATTGTACTCTAATATGGTCTGGAATGTTTGGAATGCTGTATTTTCTATAAGACATAATGCGAATTGAGGCAATACTTCTATCAAATTAGTCCATTCTTTGAAGCCAATTGTCGCATTGGTATGCTCATTCAGCCAATTAATTACGTTGATTTTCTGTTTCTTTTGGCTAACCCACTTCTGCATTTCAGCCATTTTGTCTTCCATTTTCGCGTATTTAAATGCTAATTCCTGGACTATTTTTACTAATTGGTAGTGAGTTGGAACATCTCCAAGTTCCTCATCGGATACCTTATGTTCTAATTTGCTTTTTGTTTTATAATCACACAGAAGTTTATGTTTATCTAATGAAGACTTCTTTGTATATGATTTTTTACACAATTCGCAACAATAACATTTTGACTTATCATTGTTATTGTTATTATTATTATTAATACCTTCATAAATTGCTAACATTTCTTTTAAACAAAAGTAAAGACTAATATTACATTTCAATTTTTATTATATAGACGTAAAATATGATTTTACACCCTTGAACATTTATAATGGCACGCCTTCAGGTGTGCCATCAGATGTTACAAGGGCAACGTTACCGATAAATCAATTGAAAAGCACGGACATCTTTGATGTCCGTTCCAATTCAAATGTTCATCAGTGTATATATTTTCCACAATAGTAACTAGATACTGCGCCTGATAATAACATTGTGCCAATAAATTCAAAAGAATAAGTTAATAATATAATATATACAAATATTTATAGATTACCAAATAAATAATAATACCATTTTATATAAATGATCCAACAAATATCAGCAGTTAAAACAAATGGCTATAATAAAGAACCAGAAATTGTTTATAGATGTAGAGGATGTAATAATAATTTAACATCAAATGATCCTGCTTCACAATATCAAAGACAAAAGATTATTCAAAATACTGTTAGAGTGCCATCTTCCCTATTCACAATGAATTTAGGTGCTTTAAGTGTATATCAAAGGCCTGATCTTAAATACAGACTGGTCGACATATCGGGGTCAACATATATTGTTAGTCCTGGAGTAAATTGGAACCAAATGAGTGATCGTAAGGAACCGCATATTCAGGTTGCTACAACTGCGTCTGGATCTACTTATCATTCTAGCAGTACAAAACGCACAATTACTGGACCTAGACCCGGGGCAATGTCACCTGGTGGTGCTGGTGTTGATATTAAACATAACTCATATGATAGATATCTAAATCGTCTTAAGGGTAAAGCACCATTAAGACGCGGAGTTATACCGCCAGATTTTGGAATACCATACATACCATTTTCAAGAGCATATCCAATTTATGGAGGAAAGGTAATGAAGACATCTATTGTCAATAAATGTAATTGTCCAATTGAAGGAGATAAAGGTGCTCTTTTATATAGAAATAGTGATATCCAAGATGAAATATATAATGTTAAATTTGAGTTTCAGGTAGGTGATTATGTATATGCTACAAAAGTATGTGATGATAGTGGTAAACAATATAAAGCACAAATTATATCAATTGAAGGGGAATGGTATACTGTTAAATTTCAAGATGGTACTATAGAAATTTTACCGGCATGTGCTCTCCATATATATTTTGATTGTAGTAATTGTGTAGCTCCAGAATATGAGTCGGATTCAATATTATATAAATTAAATAGTGATCAAGGAACTGCTGTTTGTGAAATTTTAACCGCGCTTTCAGATGGACAAATAGTTTAGAGAATAATGTAGTATAATTAAAATTACAAGTTTGTGAATTTAGAACTTTATCAAAACTTTAAAATTAAAATATTTGTAATAAATATATGTTTCAAGCATTAAAAACAATGAGATTTAGTTCTTCCAACTTTTATGGAGTTCAAAATATAAACCCATACACTAATAATAATTTTCAAAGAGGCCCGGCTCCTGCTGTTCCAATTAGACCCGCATCTCTCAGTGCTCCGATGATTGATCGTGTTCATAAAACAAAACCGGGATGTAGCGCTTGTGGTAAAAGAGTCGCATAAATACGTCTTATAATATTAATTATATTTACTAATATTATAATGTTATCCACAACAAGTAATGTTACTTCATACCCCCAAGGTACTTTAAACCGATCTTCTAATTATATTACCATGTTTGATACAGTATTGTTGCCGTATAATAAGCAATATAATAATTGTTCAAATACATTGTGTTACACTTCAAGTAAAGGTACTTATATTTATAAACCACATACGGCATATGGTATGGTTGGAACTTCTGCTGCTAGTTATTTAGCTAGAAGAAGGAGGCTATAAATTATTATGGTATTAATCCGTTTCTTAATAATATTCCATTCCGAGTTCGTTTACCTAGAACAGAGTTAAATCGTGATGGATTAATGATATTACTTAATATTTGTTTAATTATTATATCATGTTCTTCCATTCGTCTCCGATAATAGTTGCTTGCTAAAAACATTGGTAATTATATAAAACATATACATGTTTTTATATGTTTTATATGTTTTATATGTTTTATATGTTTTATATAAATTCTATAACAGTTTAAAAACTATAGTTCCATTTATTGTATATAATATAACATAACTCAATGTCAATAGATATTAATGATCGCAGTTATTTAAGTGATATTAAATTCACAGAAATTAAAACGCTTGATAATTCTCTGCTACAAAAATACGATGTTAAGTTGTATGGTAGTGATAAGGATACATATAATATTATTAATGACTTTTTAGAAGATAATCAAAGTGAAAGAGCATTCTATATCATTAACCTAGGAGCAATATTTAATTCATATACAAATTGGATCAAAATGTTACCAAATGTACATCCATATTATGCCGTCAAATGTAACCCAAATCCTGTTATTTTAGATGCGTTGGCGTCACTTGGTTGTAATTTTGACTGTGCTAGTGAAAATGAGATGAAAATGGTTATTGAAATAACTAAGGATCCGTCTCGAATCATATTTGCGAATCCTTGTAAAATGTCCTCTCAAATAAGGTATGCGCGAGCAAATGATGTTGATCTAATGACATTTGATTGCGAGGAGGAATTATATAAGATAAAATTATATCATCCTTATGCTAAGTTAGTATTACGTCTCGCAGTTGATGACAGTAAAAGTAGATGTAAATTTAATAAAAAATTTGGTTGTAAACTTAATAATGTAGAGGAATTATTAAATATTGTAAAAACATTGAAACTGGATGTAATTGGGTTTAGTTTTCATGTTGGAAGTGGATGTTCTTCTGCTGATACATTTTATGATGCTATATATGAATGTAGAAAAGCATGTGATATTGCGAATAAAATAGGGATTAATATTACAGTCATTGATATTGGAGGCGGATTTCCTGGTGTAGATCGTAATATAAAATTTGAGGATATAGCGAAACGAATAAATGATGGTATTACTGAGTTTTTCTCAGAAACAGAAACGGGAACGGGTACAATTAGTTTTATAGCAGAACCTGGGCGTTATTTTGCCGAGTCAAGTCATACATTGGTATTAAATGTTATTGGGAAAAAGAATATTATTGATGATGAAACTGGTGAAAAAATTATTGTATATTATTTAAATGATGGCATATATGGATCATTTGGATGTATTTATTTTGATCATAATAATCCAACGGTACTGCCATTTAACGAGCGTAATGATAAGGTTCATAAAAGTAGATTATTTGGGCCTACATGTGACTCGATTGATTTGATTTCAAATGAAATTATGTTACCTGAATTGGCAGTGGGGGAATGGGTTTATGTTGAGAATTTTGGCGCGTATACTGTCGCATCATCGAGTAATTTTAATGGTTTTAAGACAAATGTGTTTAAATATATATTTAGATCGTAAATTTTGGTATTTATTATTCTTTATATTCATATTCAGACAAGTTTATAGGCAACGTTTCTCTTAAAACAGTTGCTTGTGTGATATGTACGATTCGCGTATCAGATGCTGATATTTCTATAACAGGAACCGCATTTACTATAGTAGCAACCGGTATACAAGTATTTGTGATTATGGATGCGTTTGAATCTGATGATTGCTCTTGTTCTTTTACACCTTTTCGCATCGAAGATGCGCAAAGTAACGGTTCCAATCCAGTCATTTCTGCCCCTGAAAGGGGCAGATTGAATGAGAAATGGTGTAAATCCTGATAAAACTGTTGAACCTTTTTATTAATTCGGATCCTTGTCGCATCAAATGATGTCAGATATAATCCTTCCAAACTTTTCACCCTAGATAGTGCCACATAGGTCTGTCCACATTCAAATATACCTGCTCCAGCATCTATCTCCGCGATGTCCAATGTAGCCCCCTGTGATTTATGTATTGTTAGCGCCCATGCCAAAATAAGAGGCAATTGCGACACACCTACTCCAGGAATCGTCTCACTTGGCCAAATATGATAATTCATTGTCATTTCATATCCATTATTAAATCTTATTACTGGTTGTTTCTTATCCATCGTTGAAAACCGCATTACTATTCCTTGACTACCATTGCAAAGCATCTCCCCATTCGTCAATTCGATATTTACAATACACATTACCTGGCTGCCTATTTTCAGCTGTATATTCTCATCACAGCGCAAATTGCCTTTCAAATACTCCAGTTCGGTCTTTATTTGCTCATGACTATATTGCGTCCTAACCAATCGCTCATTTGCCGTCATCTCCAGATCCCCATGATACTTAATTTTGTACTCAATCTCGTCTCCGGCCAATTTCCCCATTTCCGACATATTTATGCTATCCACTTTGTTTCGTGTAGGGAACAATTTTGTAGGACGGATCGGTGCGTCTGCGGGAATTTGCCGCCCTACATTATGTAGGAGCGCATCATTCGACGACCGTTTAAGCCGCCCTTCACGCACCTGATTAAGAATGTTCTGGTACACCAAATCCGTTTGCCGGAAAATCTTCTGTAACTGAATATGGTCTTGTTTTTGAAACGTTGTATACCAGAACTCGGACTCGAAGCAGAATTTGTTGGTATCCGGATCATCTTTGTCACCAATTGGAGGTAATTGATAGAAATCGCCTGAGAATATCAGCTGGATGCCTCCAAATGGCTGTCTATTTTTTCTAACTGACTTGCCAATCGCGTCCAATGTTTCGAATAATTTCAAAGACATCATAGACACTTCATCTATGACCAATATATCAGTTTCCTTCCATAATGTTTTTGAATGCTTATTTTTATTTACCTTTTTAATTAGTTGCTCAATTGGTCCCTTGCCTAGTCCAATTCCAGACCATGAATGAAGCGTTTTTGCCTTACATTCAAGTAGGACGGCAGCGCATCCAGTTAAAGCGCAAACTTGAATAAATTTGCCTCTGGTTATCGCATCACGTTGAATATATTTAATTAAAGCGGACTTGCCTGTACCCCCTGGACCTGTAATAAATAAATTACATCCTTTGCTATATTTATTAAATGCTAAGCGTTGTTCTTCAGAAAATTCCATTGTCTATTTTATATACTTAAAACCTTCTATTATTTTATTGTTCAATTTTAAATAATTTATTAAACCGAAATAAATTATTAAATCAAATAAATATCTAAAATAACTCATCTATATATATTATAAATGAATTCCAATTTTGATTTAACTGTTTCAAACTATACGAAACCTGAATTAGAACAATTATTTGATTTACCCTCTATTTATGATGAATCTGTTGTAGAAATACAAGAAACAAAATTAAGGCAAAACATTATGAATGATTCTAGTATTACATCGATTGTAAAAAATCAGACATTGACTTTTATAACAGATGTTAAAAAATTACTTATGAATAGGGGTTCTGGTTCGGGATCTGGGTCTGGTTCTGACTTAGGCAATGGTATTGGAAGTAATTTCGCAAAAAAATTTCTTAATTTAGACAGAGGATTAACATCATCTACTGTAGTTCCTAGTGGATCCACATTTATTATTGATAAACCTAATACTCCTTATGGTCAATCACAACCAAGTGAATTCTATCAAGGTTCTATTAATCCATTGAATAAACGCATATTGAAGCAAAATATTAATATTGATACTCGTTTTAGAGATAATTATTATACTACAAATGCTACTAATTTTCATTTGGATTTGCCAATACGTCTTACACAAGTGGTATCATTACAATTAACGGCATTGGAATTGCCTGAAACATTTTATGCGATTTCAAATGACTTTGGTAATAATTTCTTTGTCGTAATAATTGAAGGAGAGTCATATTTAATTGTGAATATTCCTGATGGAAATTACACAAATTTAGAGCTACAAAATTATATTAATGATTTTATACAAACCCAGACAATTGCTGCTTATAAAGATATTCAATTTATTGTTGATATTTATAGCAAAAAAATGATAGCATCATCTATCAGCGGGATTCTTGTATTTTCGTTAAATTTCCAGACAGATATACAGGGGTTTGAAGATCTACAAGAACCATTACAAATGAAATTGGGGTGGCTGATGGGATATAGAAGGGGGTTGTATCTTGATCAAATATCATTTGTTCCGGAAGCATGTATTGATTTATCTGGATCCAAATATATTTATTTGGTTATAGATGATTTTAATAATAGTGTTAATGATGGCTTTTATGGCGCATTTACGTCTTCTTTATTGAATAAAAATATTTTAGCGCGTATTTCAGTACAGGGTAATGCGTCTAATATTGTTTCTCAGAATAATCTTTCATTAATAACTACGGCCAGACAATATTTTGGTCCGGTTGATATACAAAAACTCCATATACAACTTTTAGATGAGTATGGACGTATTATAAATTTGAATTTTATTGATTATAGTTTTTGCCTGACATTTCAGACAATTTATAATCTTTAAATTATTAGGATTTACGCCTTTTATATTAAAATGCCGATTTTAATGTAAAATTTATAATCTAATTAATTATATAATTAATTATATAATGTCTTATAAAATACAATTACAAAAAGAGTTAGACCAAAATTATAAATACTTAATGAAATATCCTCATGATGATGATGATGAGGATGATGCTGATGATTTTCATTCATTATGTAACACAATACTACATGACGCATCTGAAGTTGGTGATTTAAATAAAATAAAATATGTAGTGCGATTAGGCGCAGATGTAAACAATTCTAATCGTGATAAAGTAACACCTTTAATGAGATCTTCATCCGATGGTTATCCTGATATAGTAAAATTTTTAATAGAAAAAGGTGCTGATGTAAATGCGGTCGACTATAGTGGAGATACACCCTTAATGTCAGTTATACAAAATTCTTATATGGATAAAGATACTCAATTAAATATAGTTGAACAATTATTAATTGCTGGAGCAAATGTAAATGCTCAGGATAAATATAAAAAGACACCTCTAATACTTGCTACTGAAAGTAATGGTTTTGTTGAATTAATTGAAAAATTATTAAATTTTGGGGCTGACCCTAATATAAAGGACGACTCAGAAGAGACTGCGTTAGATATAGCAGAAATAAATGAGTATATGAACATAAAAAAAATTATAGAAGATTATAAAAATAACATTATATATAATATGTCTGCGATAACTTCAAAAGTAAAAAATAAAGAAATTTTTGTAGTTTGTACGGATAATGTCAATGGTGTAGATTTTAAAAAACCACTTAATCAAAAAATGTTAAAAGATTTGTTCCCTGAATACAGTCCCGTGATAAATGAAGAAATTTCTACTATTGATTTACAAAATTCCAACTTGGATTTTACATTTTGTATGAGAGCAGCAGGGCCAGGATTTCCTGATTGTTTAATTCAAAATAGAAAAATGTATGATATGATATGGTTTGGCGGGTGTAATGTAATTTATTGGTTGTTTGGTAGTAAAGTAGATAAAATTAATGAATATTTAGATCTAGTATACAATAGTTTAAATGAAAATGGTAAAATTATTTTTACCAAAAATTTTTCATGGAATCCCAATAACACATTAGCTGGTGATAAAAGAAATCTTTCAATGGATGTAAAAGAATATTTAAAACACGACTATGGGAAGAATATGCAGATACCGTTAGGATCAGACTATGATTATGAAAAATTTATTGAATTGTGGGATAAATATTTCGAATTAAATAATGATGGTCAATATACTTTTTATTCTAAAAAACCAACCATTGTAACTGGTGGTAGAAAATCTAAGAAATCAAGGAAATCTAGACGATCTAGACGATCTAGAAAACATAGGAAATCTAGAAAACATATTTAACAAGGTTTAAAAGGTTGAATGATATTCTAACCATGAATCCGGTTTGCTTTTTTTACCGCCATCATATGCTACTGCCAATCCTTTGTCCAACATATGTTTATTTAAACATATTTCATCTAAATAAACATCTGCTAACACGCGACCATATTTTTCTGTACCTATATTTTTCAATATAATATGTTTATTCAAGATTAGCGATTCTAATTCAGTCTTTGCTAATTTGGCGCACTGTTTTTCATCATCTGTTTCGCCCTTTATTTCAGGACAATCTATGCCATTCAGTCTTACTGAAAACTTGTATAATGGTGAATCTGGATATGGTAACTTTGATACAATTGTGATCGTATCACCATCATACACTTTTATTACAAGTCCAGAACTAATCGGCGGAACAAAGGGGATCGCTTCTTTGATATTTTCATCTGAAGTAATATTTGACTTAAAACATCCGCACAATAACATATTCATCATTTTTGTATTATATTATTAATATTGTTTGAGATTAATAATAATAAATCAATTTTATATTTAAATAGTAGGATTCGCATTTAATTCTGCCTTTATTTGTTTCAGCAATGAAGCCGCACTATTATTACCATCTGAAACTGATTCTGGTGTAGAAGTTGTATTTTTTGCTGAAATTACGCCTGTGCTATCAGGCATACCCCAATATGCTTGATAAAATGGCGAAACTGCTTCATCATTTATAGTAAATGGACACGATTGCGTATTATTACATATATCACATGACGCACTATCCTTCACAAATTTAAATCCTGGTATTAAAGTAGGTATATCTGAAACTGGCGTCTCAATGCTCTTTATAGTTTCACCTGTACTTGGATTTAATGTAGTTGTCATCAGCGAAAATTTACCATTATTCGATTTACATTTTAATTCTCTATTGTCGGTCAATTTAAACGAGGTATTTGAGTTTGAGGTAGTTGGGTTATATGAAATTTGTTTTAAAAATATGGTTTCCTTTATTTTGTCGATACATTCTCCAAAATATACTGTCGATCCGTCAATTCCCGTTTTAATTGCCATTCTTAGTGGATTTGTTTGTACCGCCTTTTTAATTCCAGCAATGAATGTGTTCATCTGTTCATCTGTTGGAGGAGGTGTATTGTTTTTTATCGACTCATCTTTAAATATTTTCTTATATGAAGTATCAATACAATTATTATAATAATCGGGTAGATCCCAATGCCCATTCTGTATATATCCTTGCGCTTCTTCATCTGTGGCAACTTTATATAAATTTGTTAATGCCGCATCAGTAATATCTCTTCCTCTACTATTATTAGTTTTATAGGCTGCTTTAAAATTTATTATTGTTTCATCTGACCATTTGTTGTCTAATGGTAGAGGACCTATATTGCCAAATTCAGAAGGTGATTGAGAAGAGGCTGTCAATGATGAAGATATTTCAAACCCTTCTCTACCTTGTTTATAGTATTTACTAAATAAATATATTAATAATATTACTACAATTATTGCGAATCCACATATAATACATGTTTTATCCATATGTAAATGTTATATATATATCCACTTTTAAAAAAGTGGAGCAAAACATCAAATATAGTTCTAAAGAGGTTTCATATACTTTTCTTAAATTGGATGTTTTGCTCTACTTTTCTTAAAAGTAGAAGTTTTGCTCTACTTTTCTTAAAAGTAGAAGTTTTGATGTTTTGCTCTACTTTTCTTAAAAGTAGAAGAAAAGAATTGAATTGAATTTATCGGATTAGTATTTAATTATAAATATAAATATAAAGAATGGAATCTACAAGACTTAAACCCAATACAATTCAGGAGATGCAAGATACCATTGAATGCGTCATGGATAAATATACATTTATAGCCGATTATATGAATCAGCCTAATATTAGAACTGGCAAGCGTATACCCATGTTTATAAAATTTATGTCAACTATTTTATATTTAAGACAGAAACTTGACTTTCTAGTGGAGCCAACTGAGTCCTTCTATAATGATATAGATAATAATGATTACTCTGATTTTGAAAATCTAGATATCACGGAAATACATAAAATATTGATCACCTTTGTGACATTTACTTGTACGTATATTGAAGATAAGGTCGAAGAAGAGGAAGAAAGGACTAAAATCATTAATCGGATTCGATCGTACTATTATAAAAACAAGGATTTTGCGGTTTCAGGATAAATTTATTTGTTAGTATATACTAGAAAGGAATGAAAAGTCTTATGGAAATGACAAACGATGAAATAGACGATTTTATTAACAAACATTTACCAATAAAGAACACTGAAAAGAAGAAGTATGGTGAGGTATTTACTCCTTCCGCTTTAATTAAAAAAATGTTGGACTGCTTTCCTAACAAGGTTTGGACTAATCCGGACTTAAAATGGCTGGATCCAAGTTGCGGTACTGGCAACTTTATGATTCTTGTTTACCAGCGACTAATGATTGGATTAGATAAAAAATTCCCTGTAAAAAGTGAAAGAAGTGAACATATTATCAAAAATATGCTCTATATGGTTGAGTTAAATCCCAAAAATGTCCGCATTTGTCGACAGATCTTTGGGAAAGAATCAAACATTATTACTTCTGATTTTTTATCTGATAAGACATTTTTCCATGATTTTAATAATTTTAATGATAATGATGATAATAATGATAATAGTAATATAAAATTCGATTGTATTGTAGGCAATCCCCCATTTCAAGATGATAGCTTTATTAAAGAAGGCTCTGGTGGCAAAAGTAAGTTATATGAACGCATATTTCTCAAATCATTTGAGATGCTAAAATCTGGCGGATATTTATCATTTGTTGTGCCTGATAACATGTTAAGTGGTAATGGCAATGTTGGATATAACACACTCATTAAAAATGATGTACAATTTGTTAGTTTCAATGCTGAAAATCAGTCATTTTTCCCTGGTATTCAACAAATTGTATGTTATTTTTTTATTGAAAAGAAGGATCCTGGATCTGCTATCACTTTGATTGAATCTACTGACGGCCATCAGTTTAGACTTAAATTACTTGATAGACCTGTCAATCCTGTGCGAAATTGGACATTATATGTTGAAAAACTGTTAAAAAAATATATTGGGAATAGGAAGAATGCTGTGGTTTATAATCGCGGCAAACAATTGTCTTTGTATAATGGAACTAAATATCCTGTTATTTATACTAGTTCTAAAAAACTACGAACTAACAAACTGGAATTAGCAGTTGGACTTGGAATAAGAAAGGCGGTTATATTTGCTATATCTCCGAAATTAGAATATGAAATGGATTATACTGGCAAATATGGTATTGGTCCTAATACATTTTATATTCCATTTAAAACAATGGAACAGGGGCGACGCATTGACTCGTTTTTAAAGAGCGCGCATTATAAATTATTAGCATTGGCGTGTAAAACGTCGCGCCAGTTCCTCAAAATAGGATTTGTTGAACATTTAAATTTATCCAAAATATTTGAAGAGAAAAATAGTACTATGAAACGACACAATCGATCTAGGCGAAATATTGGGACACGACGGAATAAAACAGATTAATTATCAATGTATTAGACTGATTATGTATATTGTTAATACTCCAAGAACACAAAATCTGTCTTTGATTACGTTTATTATTCTGGTTTGGATATTGGTATTTGGAGTATTGGTAATAATATTTGTATCATTTGTATCCATGTCCATATCAAACATGGTTTCAGTAAACTCATGGATAAAATTATAATCATAAATTGGTTTAATAATTTTTAATGGGTTATTTGTATTATTTAATGTGATGCTTTTTGGATCTTCTATATCAATATAGAAATCCCAAGTATCTACAGATGATTTATTATCAGGTGTATTTATTTCATCCAAATATTTTATAAATGATACCGATTTATTCATGTTATTTTATTATTTTATTATATTATTAATTTATTAATTTATTATTTTGATTAATTGATTATTTATTATTTTGATTATTTTATTCAATAAAATAATCAATTTTTTATTTATTTATTTATTTATTTATTTTAATAGACGCTTCGCTTTTGATGCGATCCTGCTATACTTTCGTGTTTTTCTTGATCTGTTACTAATTGTATTATGTTCACGTGCTCTAATATAAGCCGCATAAACTCCTTTTCTATTAACTTTACATGTGTTCTTTGTACAAATAGGGAATGTATTATTTGGTCCTAGGAAGCATTTTTTGCCGCATTTACGCTTCATTGTGGTGCGTTGATGATACCCAGGTTGTTGTTTTGACCATCCTTTTAAATATTTACCTCTCCCCTTGATCCCTGTTTTTGATGACATTTATATTATTTGTTATTATTTTATTTATTATTTTGTTATTATTTTAGTATTTTAGTATTTTAGTATTTTAGTATTATTTTGTTGATTAATACTAACAAACAGCAACAATGTCGCTTTATCTGAAAACAGAAGAGATTCAACCTGAAGCAAATATTGTTTCTGAAGTACATGAAAATGAAATCTTTACAATGGAAGAAGGTCTAATGACAAACAAAAATAAGATTCATATAAATTACGATGATAATAATTACTCATCTGAAGATGAAAACCTAGTTACACTAAATAATATCGGTGCTTTAAACAAGCAGGATATTGTATTTAAAAAACTCGAATATAAAGACGTTGAATATAGGATCGACAAGGCTTATTTCGATATTAATCATAAATATAGCTGCGCTTTGGACATTCTAGCAAGTTATTTGAAAGGGCATAAAATTATTTACATGGAATCCAAATTCTTCTGTGAAACGCATTTAAATATGTATATGATGCCGGCCATATTATTATCTAGCGCGGCGACAGTGTTGACATCTTTTATTACAACATACAAATGGGGTGCTATTTTTATTGCCTCTATAAATGCGCTAATATCATTTCTATTAGCAGTAGTAAATTATTTGAAATTGGATGCCGCATCCGAAGCGCATAAAATATCATCACATCAATATGACAAACTACAAAGCAGCGTTGAGTTTACATCTGGGTCTGTATTATTATTCCGTTATAATAATATACAAAAGCTAAAATATGAATACGATAATTTAGTTTTTGAAAAAGGATCCGCCAAGGAAATATATAATTTAAAGAAACAGATAGATGATAAACAGATAGAAATCGAAAATGAAATGAAGCAAAAATTGGATGATGTTGAAAAGAAAATTGCTGAAATAAAGGAGACAAATCAGTTTATTATCCCTCGCAAAGTTCGTCTGCGATATCCTGTCATTTATAATACAAATATATTCTCAGTTATTAAAAGGATAGATGATCAGCGCAAAAAAACCATCACTGATCTAACAAATGTTAAGAATGAAATACGCTACTTCATTAATTTGAAGAATCTGTATGAAAATGATAGTTGTAATAATAATAATAAAGATAAGATCAAATCTATTGCTAGAATTGTTATTAAATTGTTTGAAAGAAAGCGTAATTTGTTACAGGAAATTATATTATTGAAATCAGCATTCTCAATCATAGATCAGATGTTTCATCAGGAGATTAAAGATGCTGAGATGAAGCGATCTAGTTTATGTTATTTTAACAATATTGAGGATCCAGAGAAAATGAATGATTTTATTAAGAACTTGATGGATCCATTTGCGAATTACAATTACAAGGCGATGAATATACATAATATCAAGGATTTATATTATGACGACTATCGTAAGCTTTATGAGCTAGATAATTAAGACTTTGATATATATATTACAATATGTATTATGATATGATATAATTTGGTATGATCAAATTATATTATATTTTTTCCGATTTACCGGAATCGAACCAGTGACATTTTGATTACTTTTTTTCACAAAGTTATGACATCTACAGTCAAATGCTCTACCAACTGAGCTAAAATCGGTAAAAAATCGATAGGTTATATGATAGAATCAATAATTCTTTGACGAATTTGTATTGCTATAACCTAACCTACCATATTATTATATGGTATTGTCTTTAAGTTGGTTTTTTCAAATACTTTTATTTATTTATTTATTTATTTATTTATTTATCGAGTAGTCGGTTTCTCTGCGGTATACCAAACAGGCGGAACTGTCGTTGTGTTTGATGTATTACAAGCATTGCCAACACTTGTCACTGCTATACCTCCAGTTAAAATGCCTGTGCCATTTTGTACAGCATATGGGAACGGTTTTTGCCACGGACTCGGGTTTGTACATCGGCGTTGAATGCGCAATGTTTGCTGACTGGCATCAATGGGGATCTTAATTGACTTTGTATAAGGAGCATTGGCTTGTAACAGATTCATTGTATATCCTCTTGCTGGCGTTGTTTGGCAATCAGTTGAGCCACATGTGACCGTATGTCCTATATATTTGGATTGATCATTTACATCAATAACACAATCACTGCTGGCGCTCAAATTATGTATGTATAGACCTTGACTAGCACTATCTGTTTGATTGCCCGTATAAACTGGCTGAACCCAATTGCTCGGATATTGTCCTGAATTTGCCCATCTAAACCTCTTGCGCAACATGCCAAAAGTAGACAACACAGATGGTTTAATATATTCCCATTGGTTGCCTGTGACTGTTACAATTCCTAGACCGGCATTTAGAACAGGCTCGGCTCTAAAATATCGACCATTACTGCCGCCATGTCCAATAGCATGGATTCCTCTGTAACGAGTACCTTGTTTACTAAATTTCATGTCCTGACCAACAGAAATGCTTCGATGCGAGCCCTGAAGAGAGAATCCAGATGTTCCATAATTGGTCGCCGCGTCTGCTAACATAACCGAAGTTAGCGATCCAGGTGTTCCAAATGGGCCTTGGGGGAGCCAATAGCCTCCAGGCGGTTTACCTGATCGTTTTGTTAGCGACGACATATAATTGGTTGTTTTTTTCTTTAAAGTTGCGATTGACATATATGATAAAATGAGATAATTTTCTTTGCGCCTTTGGACAATTACAATTATATGTATAATAAAACTCGTTGTTCGCAGTTTTTATTAAAACATCTCTTTAAAAACCAATATATTTTGCTATAAAAAAATGGTCTAAGGATCATCTCAATTGATTTATCGTTAATTATTTCCTTACTAACTAACAAATATTTAGTTGTTAATAGGAATGTTATTAATACACCTAAACTATAATAACTTGATTTATAATGTATTGTGGTGGGCAAATTTGTTAGGTTTATTAATTCTGGATTGGAAAAATAAGGGAATCCATTTGGATCGTAGAATGTAAATGTGTTATTTTGTATGGGGAGTATATAATTGGAGTTTGCTATAATAAATGTATTGCCATTTATAACCAATATATCATTAAGATCATATCCATATATGACATAGTTATTTTCTTCTAGGTATTTTATTTGAGTCGATAAAGTAATTATTACCTTTACACATTCGGGTTCCGTCATTTTTTTATTCGATTGTAAATAGTCTTCTAATGTCTGTACTATTTCTGCTGTAAAAAATATGGTGTTTTTGCGCTGATCTAAGAAAGCACTTGTTAGTATATCTGGTTTTAATAACGATGAATATATTTGGGATTTATATCCTCCTTTTGAATAGAGGCTATAACTATAATCGCCTAGTTTGGTGATTTTATATGCTTTATTGTCGATTATTATCATGGGATTTATTTGTTATTGTTATTGTTAGTAAATAAAAAAAATTATTATACACCGACGAACATTTAAAATGGTACAAACCTCGTAGAGGTTTGCCTTATTAATTGATTTATCGGTAACAGTTGCCCTTAAATATATTACAGCATGCTAAAGGCGTGCCGTTTTAAATCTTCAAGGGTGTAAACTAATTCAATTAATCTAATCTAGATGAAAAATATTTATTTATTAATTATCTCTTATATTCTTTTGGATTTGGTGTTTGTCGGATTGCTGATATTTTCCAAAACCAGGGATTATCGTATACAACCTTTATATCCTTACCATCAATCAGTCTGGTTCTTGCTGAGCAAGCATCATCATTATAATACCATTTTATAAAATGGATGAATACTCGCTTATATTTTTCACCCTTGTCTGATGTACGTTCAATTATATCTACATGATCTATTTCTCCCAAATTCAATAAATTGAATATTTCTCTTATTTGTTTTTCATCTATATTATCATTAGTGCGTGGAATACACATACTCGGTTGATTTATGGGAAGATGGTGTAAGTCATTTGTGGTCATTTAGTATTGTTATTGATTTATTATTATTATATAATATTATGTTTTTATATTATTAATAAATCAATTTTTTACAATTGGTTATCGATTATCGATTATTGATTATCGATTGTTTGTGTTTGTGTTATCGATTATCTTCCAAAATATTTGCCAGAATAAAAAATTGAAAAATAAGTTTTTAGTTTAATTTTTATAAAACATAATATTAAAATGGCATCATCATTAAGAATGGATATTGAGAATTTATTAAATAGGCGTTGCTCGTTTTGCGGCAATTGCGAGCACAATATACGTCAATGTAATTCACCTTTAATCATAACTTTAGATCGGCAAATAACTGAAGGTTATCATTTGATTAATCAGCAAGGTAGATTATTTCATTTAAATGAAGATGTTATTAGAGATCGGTTTGTTAACTGGGTGATGAATACATTTACCTTAAAAGAGCTTAGGGTTATTGCTGTTACTACGATGGGATCTGCCTCATCTGGGCGCAATAAAAGAGAATATGCGAATGATGTTTGGGACATTTATAAAATATTAACAACTAGGGTTCTATCTTCAACAGAACTTAACACCATAATGAATAATAATTTTACAGTACAAATTGATATAAATAATATTAGTATTGCGTCTGATATGGATATCGATATAAATATAGATTTAAATCAAAATCAAAATAATTCAGCTGCTTCTGATGCTGCTGATATTTCAGTAACCGTTTCATCTTTAGACACTGGCAATGATGCTGACGCTGACACTGACACATTTGATGTTATATCATGGACAGTTGATCGGACACCAACGCCAATTAGACATCGTGATATTGAAATGATGTCTTTGCCAAATATAAGATCAACGAGGGCTAATCGTATTCGGGAGAGGAGAACAAGAGATTTATATAGTTATGTTCCTAATCCTGAATTTATTACATTAATACGGAACCTTATGAATGAAGATCAAACGGGCGATTTCATTCCTTTTAACAATAATAACAGTAATAATAAATATAATATAAATGTTATACTAGCGGGTGAATCTGTTGACAATAACATGGATATGGATATGGATATGGATATGGATACAGGCGCAGGCGCAGACATGTCCTGTTGTATTTGTCTAAATGATGAAATTAAATGTGTTGATATTGTTAAGTTGAATTGTCAGCATCAGTTTTGTGCGGATTGTATTGTGACTACGTTGAAAAAGCATAAGAAGACGGACGATTTTGAACCTCGCTGTGCGCTATGTCGAACTACTATGACACATATCGAAGTGAATAATGCTGATATTTTTGAGAAGGCTTCTGAATTTTGCGGTGGACAATGAAGAATGGTCGGACAACAAGGTAAGAACAAGGTAAGAACAAGGTAAGAACAAGGTAAGAACACATTTATTCATTTTTTGTTTTCATTTAAAGACTACTTATTATTATAACTATAATTATAATTATGTCATTTGTTTCTGCCAATTACTCTAATATTTACGCATTTAATAGTTTCAGAAATGTGCTGGTTAATAGCACACATCATGACAAATTTATGTACTTAAAAATATTTGTCGATAGTGATGACTTAGATTTGAAGAATATGTATTTAAGTTACGCGGATGATCATAATCATAAAATTATGAATGATCCACATTTTTTTGATGCTGGGTTTGACATGTTTTTACCATCGAATACACATTTTGTAATGGCAGGGAGGAATAATGTCATGGTTAATAAGGTTGATTTTAAAATCAAATGCTGCGCTAAAATTCATATGTTGAATTTACATGGCGAGAACAAGGAGTTTTTTACTGGATTTTACACGCATCCTAGGTCTAGTCTTTCAAAAACACCTTTGCGTTTGGCTAATTCTACTGGGATTATTGATGCTGGATACAGAGGCAATTTGATTGGTATGTTTGACTGCTCTTGGAGTGATATTAATATGGCTACTGATAATAGCGATTATTGTACTTCTAAATTTACTAGACTTTTACAAATATGTGCGCCTAGTTTAGTTCCAATTTATGTAGAAATTGTGGACTCAATTGAAGCGCTGGGACCAAGTACTAGTCGCGGAGGCGGAGGAATTGGATCCACTGGCATTTAAATGATTAGTTTTGAATTAGTTTTGAATTAGTTTTGAATTTCATTTTTGAATTTATATTATATTAGATTAGATTAGATAATGTTTGCTGAAATATTTGATTCAAAAAATGTGAATCTTGTTGTTGGATTAATTTCACTATTGATTGTTCTGTGGCTTATAATGTTTGTAATTCCTAGTTTATTTGTTAGTCTATTTAATACAGCTTTAGGTAATTTTATCCTACTTGGATTAATTATTTTGGCGGGGATGTATAATACTATGTTGGCATTTGGATTGGCTATTGTCTTCTTCTTATTATTTAGATTTTCACATTTGTCGACTACTATGACTCCTTGATCATTTATTGATTATTTAATTTTATAGTTATATTTTAGGATGGAATATAACTATAAAAAATATATATTGCTTATCATGATTTTAATAATTGGGTTAGGGATCGGGTTAGGATTCGGATCAGGATTAGGATTCGGATTCGGATCCGGGATAGGATCTGTAAATGAAGGTTTTGATAACTCAGATCATGTTACATATTGGCCAAAAGATTTGATTCAGCGTTTTAAACTTTATCAATCAACGGTTAATAAAAATGACTATCAATATGACATGTATGTTCTTCAGAGACAAGCATCAGCCGATGAAGCTGAAACCTTACTCAAAACAGGATATTGGCCTTGGGCTGATGACATCAAAGACATGTATACTATTGCTGTAGAGCAAAGTCCATTGATTAAGATTGATCCGGGGCTTGCTCTTGATTCTGCTATGAAAATATATAATGAAATGGCAGTGAAACTGCTTCTTGGATGGAATGCCAAAGAGGGTCAGTTTTTGATTTATGGTGCTGATGCCGGACGCACTGGAACTATGCCTGTAAAAAATACAATTAAATGCTCAAATGATATTCATAATTCTGTGTTACAAAAGACTGTTTATTCTGGATATAATTTATGGAATGGTTACAAAAATAGTACAACTGTTACTATTAAAGATGATGATATTCCCAATGAGGTTACTGGGTTTAGTTTTGTAAATGGAGCATGTAACCCATGTGTCGCGATTAATCAGGATCCAAAATATTCATGTCCTTTTAAATTAGATACTAAGGATAGATCTGGAATTAGTCCTGTTTGGTACAAATTATGGAATTTGTAAATCTATTTTATTCATCTTCTTCTTCTTCTTCTTCATTATCTGACATACTACTGACTCCACGCATTAAACTCACTTGTTGTGGTGTGGAATACGGCGAATTCATTGTTTGACGAATACTTAAATTGAATTTGGAAAGTAATTCGTCATCATTAATATCAGATTCTCCTATTGCTTCTTTATCAATTGCTTCTACTTCTTCTACTTCTTCTACTTCTTCTACTTCTTCTACTTCTTCTACTTCTTCATTATCAATTGTGTCACATGTATATGATTCCTGATGTCCTTGTGATGTTATTCTGGATGAAATATATACATCAGCATTTCTTTTACCAATGCTCTCAAATGCCACTTTTATATCCATACAAAGTGTTATGTAAAACGGATCATCATTTAAATTATTTTGCTCCATATATCGTAAGATTCGGATTAATTGCTGCTTCATTTGTCTCTTTATATTTTGTCGCTTGGCCTTAGTTACATCAAGATTACTCTTTTCTTTATATTCGATCTCTTCTTTAGTTCTATATATATCATCTAAATCGTCGGAATCATCCTTTAAGTCATTAATTAATATATTTAAATCTCGCATATAATTTCCTCTATTTGTCTCACTAATAGACTGCTCCACTTCAGATGCTTTATATAATAATTCCATTACTTCTTGTCGGAAATGATACATTGTTAGATCTGTTTTTATATTTTCTGAAATAATATGCTCAAATGGGACTCCATTTGAAGTACAACGGATTTTTACAATTACACTATCCGGCGTAGCAGACATTATGCTATAATTCTTGGTCTGCTCTGAGGCGATACTTGCCACACACAATTCGCTGCTCCATGTATTTGTTTTGTAATTAAATATTACTCCATTTGTTACTGATATTACTACATCTTTGAGCGCTTCGTACACAAACGCATGAATTATTTCTCCGACACAAAATCCGGCAGTTTCTGCTTCATTAATATGCTTGAAATTGTTGTCGGATATTATTCGTAATGCTCGGGCATCGTAATCAGTGCCGAGACCTAGTATAATATTTGCGCATTTGGATGGCATAAGAGTCTTTAAATAAATGGGATCGGATCGGCCTTCTGTTGCGTTTCCGTCGGTTAATAATATGTGTAATTTCTTTGTTTCTTTTACTTGGTCTACTGCTACTGCTTGCGCTTGTGCTACTGCTTGCGCTTGTGCTTGGTCCATATGTATCGTAGCTACCTTTAATGCCGCCTCTATATTTGTTAGATTCAATGGGAACAAATGTCCAATTTTGGCGATCACTTCATCATTAAAGGTTTCATCTGATAAACTGATTATATTCTCTATGTCTAAAATATCATGTATCGTGCTTTCAAATCCTTTTACTATAACTGCGATATTCGTTTCCTTGAGTTTATATAATTGTTTTAACAGGTTCTGTATAATATTGCGAATATGAAACATCTTGCTTCTTTTATCCTTACAAAGATCATCCATGGATCCTGAAATATCTATATTCAAATAGAGTTCCAAATTGTTTACTAGTATTCGGTTAAGAGTTGCTGCTTTTAATTCGATCATTCCGAATATATGTACGTCATTGTCTTCTGATTTTGGAATTTTATTATGAAATGATAATGTGGCGTGTTCCAATAACGCATTTGTATTTGTATCTTCTGATGAATTTGTACTCATTTTATTATATTCTATTCTGTAATTGTACTTAAATCTTTATTCTTTTATTGTTCAATTTTTTACTTGATTTGATTGATTTCATTTCATTTGATTTGATTTGATTTGATTAAATATTTATTGAAAATAGTATTTAAAAATGATTCATGTATTTTATATATAATGGAGTCTAATTCTACTACTCAAATTTCGTCGGCATCTGGAGAGAAAAAGCAGACACGCCTTGTTGATATTGAAGTTGGTAATCAAAATGAGGCATTACAGCTTATTGTTACATTTTTGAATCTGGCTCAAAAGAGAGGAGCATTTACTTTGGATGAATCTGCTAAGTTGTGGGAGTGTGTTAAGCACTTTCAATAATTCCACCTTTAAAAGGTGGAGCCAAACTTTAGATTTATATATTTTATTTTAGATTTATATATTTTATTTTAGATTTATATAAATTATTAGATTTATATAAATTTGTATTGACTCTCCAAACAGTGATCGAAACTGTGACCGCACGATTAACAGTCGTGTGCTCTACCAACTGAGCTATCGGAGACCTCCATATATCTATATAATTATCTCTTTAAATTGTTTTATTAGAAAACTTATAATATATGATTTCAAATTCTGTGAAAACATGTAAAAAATATATATTTATTATGTTTGATCTTAATAATAATGTCATTTGTTCATCATTTCATACATTTATATTTTTTCACAGAATTCGAAATCCTATTTTATATTTATTACATTTTGCCATATGAGAAAAAATTAGTCTATGATATGTTTTCTATTAATAAAATGGTTTCGAAATATGATGATGATTTGGTTATAATGTTATTTAATAATATTAGTAATATCAATACACATAATTACGACAAAACATGCGACTTGTCGCAGGACCAGCTGGATAATGATAATTCAAAATTGTGGAATTATTGTTTTATATATATTATTTCGATCAATATTCTGTTGTTTTTATTCTTTATAAAAGATTTAGCTCTTACTTATAGAGCGTTTTATAATAGTAAGGATATCAAGGGTACTGATAGCAAGGATAAAAAGATTACATATAATTCGACATCATCATTGGTGTCATTTGGAAGTGTTAATCATATTGATTTAATTTATAAAAAGACAGATACTACTTCTTCTTTATCTAATAATAATGCTTCTAATAACGCTAATACTAATTCTGCGTTTTCATTTGAAATAGAACCAATTGACCTGGAATTGGATATTGAACGAGCTGGATCACCATTGAATCTTAACCTTAAATGTAATAATATGACGATTTCAAATAATTCATTTAGTTTTTATTATTGGAATAATTCTGACTTTTTGTTGGCATCATCTCGGACTATTCAACTTATTATTTTAATTGGTATATTCGAATATTTGTTTTTTATAGTTATTGTAAATAAATATAAGATTGTAAATGCGAAATTATTGTTATGTAAAATGATACAAGATTTATAATGTAAAATATTAATTAATATTTAATTAATATTTAATTAATATTTAATTAAATAAGGTCTCACCGGGATTTGAACCCAGGTTAACAGATTCAAAGTCTGTGGTGCTAACCGCTACACTATGAGACCAGTAGAAAACATCACATATATGTATGAAAGAATAATTTCTTTTTTATTAGGAATAATGATAACGAGCAGTAAATAATATTTATTGGATCATCTTCTTCCTTTGGCTTTCCCCTTTGGCTTTCCCCTTCGCTTTCCCCTTTGCCCTTAGTCCCCAGTATATATAAGTATTTATCTCTTTAAATTGTTTATAACATAAATAATTAATTTATTCATTAACTATTTTATTTATTAATTTATTTATTCATTTAAAATATCCTTTTTCTTTAATTCATCGACAATTTTATTAGTATCATTATACATTACCTTTACATACATGATGTAAATAATTCCTGTGAATATTATTGTTGCTGAAAAGTATATTCCAAACACGTTATTTATTTTGCCATATGTAAATAGTAAAGCTTGTGCCACTAGGTTTAATCCGATCCATAAATATGTTAAATTATCTGTTAGTTTTGTTACATAAACATGATGTACTAAAAAAGAAAAGGCAGTTATTGATAAAATACCAGCTATCAAGGTTAGTTCTTCGTATTTTGACATTTTAGATTCTCTAATATATATAATATATTTTATATAATATATAATATAAAATATTTATAATATATATCAAATGAATAATGTGTTAGTATTTCCTTCTTTTTATTCCTTAGCAATAACTGGATTTATACTGCTAATTATATTTTTTATGATAGTTACACATTTCAATGAAATTCGACATTTAAATCTTTACCAAAAAATTAGTCTGTTATGTATAATTGGTACTTTATCTGGTACGCATGGCTTATTACATGCGTTATTTGAGCCGAGAAACAACAAACCGCAGCTAATGCTTATTTAAGATCTAAGTTTTGTATTGTTTATTTTGTATTGTATAATATTTTTTATTGTATAATATATATATCATGAAATTAGAAACCACCTTTGATTTTTTTATATTTTTTATTGTTTTTATTAAAATAATATTTGTATTGTCAGCTCTCGGATATGTAGTGCTTACGCATTTACCTAAAAGTATAGGTATAAATATGACTATAACTGATGCTAAACTTCTTTACTGGAAACAGCGTACTGAGTTTATATTTATTGCTTCAATGTCTATATTATTAATTTATCATTTTAGACCTGGACACCAGAAACCTATTACTTCTGAATCGTCTCTGCTATTCTTCTTGTTTGGGTGGGTTCTTCTTATTACTGCTAAGTGGGGTATATTTTTTAAAGAGACCAAATGGTTTAATGTGTTATCCAATTCGTTACAATAAAAAAGATCTTGTACGTTTAAATTAAGGTAAAGGGTTAAAATTTATTATTTATTATTATTATTATTATTATTATTAATATTCAATATGCTTTATATTCTGTTGTAGGGATATGTTTGTTAGTTCCGTCTCGATCAGGGAGAGTTCATCTACCAATATATTCTTTTTCATAAGAAGATCCAAATGTGCGTTACAATAATGATGGCATTGCTTCTTACAAAATATTATTTGTTGGCAGCCACAGATGTATTCTATTTGGACTTTGGATGTTTTTTTATTACTATTACTATATTGGAACTCCTCATTGTGTTTCCGTATTTGCGCTTCACGCTTTGCGCGGTTCAACTTGATCAAAATGAAATCTCTTACATTTAAAAGTTCGTCGATAAAATTATATAGCTGTAATAATTGTAGATTTGTTTCTAGGAATTTATCGTACTGGGTTTCAAGATCCAATAAGAAACTTGTATCAGTAATGGACTCTAATAGCGATACGTCTATTACTCGCGGCACATTTTTAAATAATTTTCGCAAATTCTTAAGCGTAAATTGCGACATGGGGTTAAGTTTACGGGGGAGTTTAAGTTTACAGTTTTTAAGTTGATGTATTTGATGTATTTGATGTATTTATAGTATATTTTTATTGTGTAAAAAGTAATTCAATTTTTTCCCGCTTCCACCTTTTCCACCTTTTCCACCTTTTCCACCTTTTCCACCTTTTCCACCTTTTCCACCTTTGAAAAGGTGGAGTCAAACTAACTAATATGAACCAAATTTAAGAATTGTCTCATATTAATTAGTTTGTCTCATATTAATTAGTTTGTCTCATATTAATTAGTTTGTCTCATATTAATTAGTTTGTCTCATATTAATTAGTTTGTCTCATATTAGTTGGTTTGGCTCATATTAATTAGTTTGTCTCATATTAATTAGTTTGTCTCATATTAGTTGGTTTGGCTCCACCTTTTCAAAGGTGGAAAAAATTGAAATTTATTTTGTATATTAAAATGCTTTTATAATTTGTTAAATAACCCCTTTCTAAAAATAAAATCAATAAACCAATAAACCAATAAACCCAACTAATTTATTAAATAAAATGTTCATCTTTGCCAACGCTGTTAATCCCGCTATTAATAATGATGTTCATTCTGCTTCTGTTAACGTTAATGCTAAGGATAATATGTTTGTTAATCTAAATGAAGCGCCAAATGTTATCGTCGGTGGTGTCGGTGTAATTTTCGGTATTATTGTAAAGTTATTCACTATTTATGTTTATTTCAAGATTATGGCGATTATCTGCTGTTCCCAGTTTGTATTTACGATTGGTCATAAAGCACTTGGGGGTGTTTATTATTTGGGAACTATGTTTTGGAATTCATTAACTCACGGTAATGAATGGGTTGAGATCGCATTTATGGTTTCGTCGATAAGTGTTACGATTATGTTTCTTAAAATGATTCATGATGATAATGAAAACATGGATAGCTTCATAACACGACTGAAGGCCGATTTGGCTGATCGGGATGCGGTCATTGCTGAGCTAACTAAGAAAAAGAGAGAGGCTAATTCTGTAACGCTTGTATCGACGATGGTCGACTCTGAATGGGAGACTATTACGGAGTCGTCTATTACGGAAGAGGATTATTTGGAAGAGGATTATTTGGAAGAGGACTTTGAGGATGATTTGGAGGAAGACTTGGAAGACGACGAAGACTTGGAAGACGACGAAGACTTGGAAGACGACGAAGACTTGGAAGGAGATAGTGATTCTGATTATGATCCGGATGTAGATGAATATTAATTCTACTTCATCTACTTTTTGAAAAAAAAGTAGAGCAAAAATCCACTTCATCTACTTTTGAAAAAAAAATATTATATGTTTGTATATTTGTATATTTGTATGTTTGTATATTTGTATGTTTGTATATTTGTATGTTTGTATATTTAATAAAAAAAATTAATTAATTTTTTATTAAGTTTATGTTAAGTTTATGTTAAGTTTATGTTAAGTTTATGTTAAGTTTATGTTAAGTTTATACAATACCATGATCATCTCTATATAAATCCTCATGATAATCATCATCTCTATACAAATTATTATCATTAATATCATTAATATCATTGATATTTAAATTATCGTTATAATCGGCCTCTGTTGCTCCTGTCTCTTCTGATGCCTCCGAATCTGTTTCCCATACGGATTCATCATCATGATCATTATAATCATTATCATTATTAACTCGCTGAAACATCCATCTCATGCCTCTTAGCAGATGAGATTCTAATCCTGGGCCTGCTACAGATACGCTGTCGTCATCGACTTCTTCGTCTTCATCTTCATCATCTTCTCTATTTTCGTCTTCGTCTTCATCGTCTTCCGAATCATATACATCATCTATCATCACAGATCTACAATATGGACATGCGAATCCATTATGCGCTACATTGGTCATCAAACATTTACAATGAAATGTATGACCACATTCGGTTGTTACTTTATTATTATTGCCTTCGATTTCTGACAAACAGATTGGACACTCGATGACTTCTACTACTACTACTTGGATATTAAATTGGTTTGCGGTCAAGGTGGTCATTGTTTTACAGTTTTGAATTTTATTATTTAATTTAATTGATTTGTAAGTAAATATTTTATATCATATTTTAATTAGTTTTTTAAATTTCAATTCTTTTCCACCTTTTCCACCTTTGAAAAGGTGGAGCCAAACTAATTAATATTAGTTAAGTTTGGTTCATATTAGTTAAGTTTGGTTCATATTAGTTAAGTTTGGTTCATATTAGTTAAGTTTGGTTCATATTAGTTAAGTTTGGTTCATATTAGTTAAGTTTGGTTCATATTAGTTAAGTTTGGCTCCACCTTTTCAAAGGTGGAAAAGGTGGAAAAAAATTGAATTACTTTTTACAATGTATTTATTTGGTATATTAAATGTAAACCTACGCCACTTTAAGTTAAAAAATAATTATAAAATTTTGTTATATATAAAATAAATAAATAAAATGAACTCATTTGCTAAGAACTTTGTGTCTTCTGTTATAGATGCGGCTATAAAGAAGCGTGTATTGGATTTCAAGAAATTCTCCATGTTATTAACTAAGTCCGGATTTGGGTTCAAAGAACATCAGTATAATGGTGTCAAATGGTGTGTCAACAATGAGATGAATAATAATACTGATAAAGATAGAAGTTGTAAAGGCGGTATCATCGCGGATGAAATGGGTCTTGGGAAAACGATCCTAATGATCGGTACCATGTTTACAAACTTTGTTCCAAAAACGATCATCATTGTGCCGCCCATTTTGATTGAACAATGGTCAAATGAAATATATAAATGCTCCGGTCATAACGCACTAATCTACTATGGCAAAAATAAGGGATCTATTGGTTTGAACGACTTGAAAAAGGACAAAATATGTATTGTTATTACAAGTTATAATACATTGTTATCAAAGAAGAATTACTTGTTCGATATTCATTGGGATCGTGTTATATTTGATGAGGCGCATCATTTGCGCAATTCAAAGACTGCTCGGTTTATTGCTTGTAAGAAGATTGTTGCTCCTATTAAATGGCTGGTTTCTGGTACTCCTATTCAAAACAAGAGGTCTGACTTTTATAGCTTGTGTAATATGCTGGGCTTTGATAAGAGTTTCTATAAAAATGTTGATAATCTGTCTCTAATTATAGATAATCATGTTTTACGTCGGACGAAGGTCGATGTTGGCATTGAATTGCCTCCGGTTAATATTCAGAATATTGTTGTGCCATGGAAAAGCTTGAATGAGAAGATGTTGTCGGAAGAAATTCACTCGCTTATACCGAACCAGAGTGGGGTCTCTTATACCAAGGGGCAAGCTGTTGCTGATTTAATTGGTAATAAAGGCAATAGTAAAAGTCAAATCATTATGTTGATGGCAATGTTACGTGCCAGACAGAGTTGCGTTTTGCCGGCTCTAATGAAAGAGCCAATTAAGAGATGTGTTGAGGCGGATAAGACTGGTATGTATTTGGATGCGTTGGAATATACGAGTAAATTGGATGCGGTTGTTAAGTTGATGTTGGATCGAAAGGATAATGGTAAAGGTAAGATTGTGTTTTGTCATTACATCGATGAGATCGATATGATTGCGTCGCGGTTATTAAAGGGTGGTCTAAAGAATGTTGTAACATATGATGGGCGTAATAGTGGTTCTACTAAAAAGTTGTGTCAGGCTGCGGATGCGATTATATTACAAATTCAGACCGGGTGTGAGGGTCTGAATTTACAGAAATTCTTTAGTGAGATTTACTTTGTCAGTCCACATTGGAATCCGGCGATTGAGGATCAGGCGGTTGCGCGGTGTCATCGAATTGGTCAGGAATCTGATGTGAATGTGTTTCGATTTGAAATGGAGGGGTTTGACAAGATGGATGGGCAGGAATTTATGCCTATTACTTTGGAGAAGTATGTGAGTAAGGTTCAGGAGTCGAAGAGAGATATTGTGTCTTCCTTCAACCTTTGAAAAGGTTGATCCAAACTTTGTATATTTGTATTTGTATTTGTATATTTGTATATTTGTATATTTGTATATTTGTATTTAATTAAATAATGTTTTTTATTTTGACTCTGCTATAACTACTATAATGCTATATAAATACGTGTGTTTTGGGTAATCTTATTATTTCTTAGATTTTTTAGATTTATTAGATTTCTTAGCTTTCTTAGCTTTATTAGCTTTCTTAGATTTTTTAGATTTCTTCTTCTTTTTTGTTCTACGGTTCCCACCAATTAATTCAAATTGTCTTTTTCTTGTTTTTGCTGGTTCCTTTGGTGCTCCTAGTTGGCCTTGAGATTCATTAAACTTCTGAACTTCTGCTTTACTTGGCGCCTGGATCGATAATTGTACTCTTAATTCAGCCATATGTGATCTAAGGTCTTCTTGAGTTGCTTTTCTTAAAAGAGGTTTATTAGACACATTTGTAGCCAAATCATCTAATGTTAGTTTTCCGTCGTCATCAAATCCTTCTAATAACCCTTCTAGTTCAGCACTTGTTACCCCAAGACTACGCAATTCAGATTGTTCATTTTCAATATCAGATTCCAATTCATTTTGTGTATTAGTTGGAGTAGTTAGTCTAATATATTCTGATATATCATTTATTAATGCTGTAGATAATTTCATCCCGGAAGTTGTGTCAAGGCTACGACAAGCTGTGGTAACATTAAAGCATTTTGAATCTTTTGAATTTAGTTCTTGTAAATATGTATCAAAATCAGTTATTTCATAAACATCATCTGGATTAGCTGTTTTTGTTAATAAAAAATCAAATACAATATTTACAAGTATATACATACACATTGAATTTAGGTTAGTCAACATAAATTTGGGCTTTGGGTTTTTAAGGAAGCCCTTTGGTATATATGATGTAATAATACATTCTACTTTTAACCTTGGTTCAGCTATTACATCTGCCCGCTCATTCCAATATAAAATAAAATCACTAAATGTGTATGCTAATTCTATGCCTGTAATCAGCTTACCAGCCGAATTACTTAATATTATTGGTGGATCCATTTTGTCAAAAATGTTAATTAATTCCTCTTCATCAGCTATGTTAAAAAAACCATCTTTTTTAGCGAAATAAAATGTCTTATCAAGGCTTTGTAAAATGTATATAAATATACCAGAAAAATTATCACTTCCGACACGAACATCTCTTTTATTCGCATTAAAAATATTTAATAAATCATTACTTGACTTACCTGATAATTCTATAAGCGACGATAATTTATTTACATGAGGTGTAGATGGAGACAATAATGTTTGAACTGGAAATGCTTCAGGATTATGTACATTATGTGTTTCTATAAATTTAATAAAATCATTAAATTTTTTTTCAGCATCTTCTCGAGCAATATTATGTATTCTACTAGCAAATCCACGTCTATCATCTAACACAAATTCATTATTACTTGTATTACTAATAACACTATCGCGAAACCTTAATGCTTGTTGTATTCTACTAAAATTGTCATTAGGGAGGCTATGAATTACACATACATTTCCTACTGGAGCAATTGTTAAATCATATATTTTACTTAAATAGTTCAAATGGTCTGTTTCATTTTTTTGTCTTCGTAAATATGCTATTAATCCAGCTAGAGATGTTATATCGGGTATAATTGTAGCACCATGAGCAACTGTATATGTGAGAATATTTCGTTGTCTAGGACTGCTACGGCTACTGCTGCTGCTACTGCTACTGCTACTGCTACTGCTGCTGCTACTGCTGCTGCTGCTACTATTATTATTATTATTATTGCTATTAAACCAATCATCATCATCATCATCACTTCCAATAGTATCTTGACTGCCCCGATCCAAATTCGAAGGTTGTTTAGACATAGACATAATATATAATAACTAATATAATGCTATATAAAAATACTCTAAATAAGTGCGTTTTTGTCCCCATCTGCCATAACTGCCACTGTCTGCCATAACTGCCATAACTGCCACTGTCTGCCACTGTCTGCCACT